CCAAGGCCCTGATACGGTCACCTGAGCTTGCTGTGAGGATTGTGTGATGATTGGCCTCACGCTCGTCACGGCCCCGGTGAAAAACTGCGTCCCGTTCCGGTAGAGCGTGATTTGTTGCTCAAGCTCGGGAATGGTCGCGCTAGTTAGCGTTTCCGGCGTGATCGTAAATGTTAAAGTGTCAGCTTCGAGCGCACGAAACGACACTTGCGCGGAGTCGATTTGCGCGGTTTCGAGACTACGAACGGTCGCGTCAAATGCCTTGCCTGACTCGCCTTTTATTGTCCATGGGATCATCTGACGGGTAATACTAGGGAGTTGATTCTTGCTCGCATATTAACGATTGCGGCGTTTTGAGCTGCTACTTTTGACACTAGCTCGTTGTTGAGGGAAATCAAATCTTGCAGGCTTGTGAGCGTTGCACCTTGGCCTGTTTTGAGCGTTCCCATAAGGGTCTGAAGCGATGCGCCAATCTCACGCTGCTCTTGTGCCGTGATGATTCCGTCAGCGACGGCGGCGGAGACTTTCGCCTTAGCTTCCTCTTGGATTGCTCCGATTGGCTCAAACTTTGCGATCTCCTCGCCAATAGTTTTTGCGCCCTCACCGATAGATGCCGTGGCGGCTTTGATAGCTTCGGTTTTTGACTCAACGTCAAACTGGGACTCAAGCGCCTCCGTTGCAATTTGCGCTTGTGCTAGCGCATTATCAATGACTGCGCCTTGTGCGTAGGCGGATGCGGTAAGAGCGCCGATCTTTTCGGGGGCTTGGTCAATAAACCCAAAAAGGCCTTTGATTTGATTTTCGATTTCCGCAAGTTGAGCTTCAGCTTGGCGTGTTTCCGTCGATTTGAATCCGTCGCCTTTATCAAGCGCCTTGTCCATCGACTGAGCAAAGCCTAGCTTTTTGATTAGGTCTTGCTCACGAGCTTGCAGTTCGTCGATGCGCTTTTGTGCTGCCTCAACATCGGAAAGAACATCCTTCTTCTGTTCACGGATGGTTTCATACCTGAGTCTTTCCGCCTCAACGCCAGTTTGAATTTCAGCGATGGCAGATTCCTTTTGAGCTGCTGCGGATTGCTTTCTGATTGCGATGATAGCCTCTTCTGCGGATTTGATTTGCCCGGTAGCTTCGAGATATTTCAGCGCCTCCTCGGTTGCTAGAGATTGGCTTTTTGCTAGATCTGCATCCGATCTGATTTTACTGTTTTGAGTCTCGATGAGCGCGATTGCGGACTCTCGCAAGATGTCGGTGAGCTTGGTTTGTTCGCCAAGTTTACGAATAAATTCATCCGCCTTCTGCCCTCCAGCTTTCTCAAATGCCTCAAGCATTTTGTCGCCAGCTTCGGTGGCGCGTTTGCCAGCCTCTTCAGCGTTGTCGCCCATCCCGAGGAACACTTTGGCAGCGATTGCGCCAATGGCGACGATTGCGCCTGCAATAGCTCCCGCTGGTCCGAATGCGCCAAGTAACTGCGGAGCTTGTTGAGAAAATGCCGTTAGCGCGGATGTTCCAGCTCCAACTTGCACGGCGAAATCCTGAACCTGGAAACCTGCCTGCCCTGCCAGTTGCCCCACACGCGATGCGCTCTTTCCTGCGGCTTGGCCTGCTGTCGAAACACGGTTTGCCGATTGCGCCAAGCTATCCATCGCCTTTTCAGCCTGCTTAGCGCCGGATGTGTTGGCCGTCGTCTCAATTGTGATGTTGACCTTGCGATTTGCCATTATGGTGCGGAGGTGCGGCCCGTTACTGACACGGAGAGTCTGACAGATACGCCCACTTGCGATGCGGAAACGGCGGGGAATGCGTCGTAAATGGTCGTTGTGGTCGCGTAGGTATTAGCCACGCCTGCGGTTGTGTTCGCGCTCGTGGTCGCATTGGTGATGCCCGGCGATGGTGTGCCGTTTGCAATCGAGATATTCAGCGTGGCGTCATTCGCTGCTGGTTTGCGAGCGGTCAGGATGATGCTAGTCCCTGCGCCTGAAACATCGTATTTCGTGCCGATTGATCCGTTTTTTAGCAGTGCTGAGCGAACCTTTGCGGCCCATGCTGAGGCGGTATCACCTAGCAAGATCGGGACTTGGATTGTCTGCGTGGCGTCCAAGATTGCGGATGCGACAATAACGGTGATGTTGCCATCTCCCGTGGCTGTCCCCGCTGCGGTCGACGTCTCAACCTGCGATGTCCCGAGGGTATCAACGGACGCCAGCAAGAGCGATGGATTTGACGAGCTGCGCAAAACGACTGGCAAACGGTGAATGAAATACTCGGCGGCTTGCA